TGAGTCTCTCTAATGGTTGTATCATTCCATGTAGACTTGCCATAACTTGCTCCCCTGAACCCAAACTTGATGCCTTTGATGTGGCAGCTAAAGCAAATACCACGTTTGATATCATTCTCTTCTAAAATTTCTTTGGAACAATCCAAACAGTGCATAAAAAACTCCTATATAAGTATAGTTCACTCGTTACATTATATCAGTAACTATTGAATTCACCTATCCAATAACGCTCTTTAGTCTTAATTGGCTTATGTAATTTCTGTTCAAAGTATTTAATGGTTCCCCATTGAACATCTGTTTTAGCCTTATATTCCGGGAGCCAAACGTATTTGAGCATCTGGTTGGCAATGGCTAGGCTCATAACTCTGTCGTCGTGTGGGGAGCCATGGGTTGAACCATTGTCGTCACGGACAAAGGTCTTAAGTTCAGCTATCGTATATTCACATCGTAGGTCTAATGCACCATCTCTTAGGTTAGCACTTAGTTCGTCTATAGCTAAAGGCTTAGTTAAGGTTGTTGTGCGCCAACCCAATGCCTCTGTGGCTTCAGCGTGGCGTTGGTTTAGTCTACGTTGTCTATAAAGATTAATATAATTAGCTTTATTTAAAGCAGTTAAAGTTGTTAAACCGTGGTTATTAGACTCAACTCCTATTAAAGCTTCATTATAAAAGAACCCCAATGCATAAAGAACTTCTTCACCAAACTTGTCTGGGTCAATATGCCCATGCCAGTGGGCTACTACAACACCAGACTTAGCATCAATAACATGAGCGGTAGAATAGTCACCTCTAGCCAATCCTTCGGCCACGTCAGCTCCAATGGCGTAAACACCTCCAGCTTGTGGTGTTTGCCATATGGAGAGCGGTCCACCGGAAGACTCAAATATATAAGAGTTTCGAACATCAGAGAGTTTTTTATTAAAACCTTTCTTAGGGGTTGTTGTAATAAATCTATTTAAAGCATCAATATCAAATACTGGTCTGCCCGAACGAATGAATGCTTCTTCCGGGTTAGATGGGTACTCTTGGTGTAATTGCCATATTGGTAGTTCTGCGGCTTGAGCATCATACCAGGCTTGGTCACGACCAGATGCCGACCATGGAAAGAAGATTCCACGGAAACGGTTAGTCCCAGTCTGTGACCCATGCCACAAGTTAAAGAATATATTACCTTCACCCTTGGCAGTAGATAAACAGATTACACGACCACCTACGTCTGCAATTGGCTCTATTGATGCCCAGGCTTCCTCAGGGTTAGGCAAAAACGCCATCTCGTCGATTATAGCCAGATACACTGATTCACCTCTAGCAGGCTCGTTAGCAGATGGCATTGATTCAATTACAGAGTCATTACTAAATGACATCTTAAGAACGTTATTTTGCAATAGTTCAGGACCAGACAATCTCATCCAATCAGGTATAAATTTATAAATATACTTAGCCTTTTGTAGAAGCTTCGTAGCTTCACGTTCAGTCTTTGAAAGCATAACTACGAATCTGTCTGGCCAAAAGAAGGTAATCCAGAAGGCATATGCTGCAGCCAGGGTGGAGAATCCAATCTGACGTGCTTTAAGCACTATAGTATATCTTTCACCTAACCATGTTTTAACAGTTTCTTTTTGCGCGTCCCTTAAAACAAAAGCAATGCGTCCTTGATTAGGATGTTTAATATAAGCATAGTTTTCACAGAAGAAAGCAAATGCTTCTGCTAGTTCTGCTGGTGTTGCGTTCTCTGGACCACGGCATTTTCTAAAGTTATATTCGTTTAAGAGTTCATCTAAGTTCACGCCAAAATTCCAATCCTGAATAACGCTGTATTGTTTCCGGCAAGAACACGTCTTCTGGTTTGCGGGATTTCTTTTCTATTGTGGGACGGATTGTGTGTAGATTCTTAATGCGCGTAAGACTGTCTTCGGAGATGCCTGAGACATCTTCAATATTCTCAAATTCGTGATTGTATTTCTCAATTTCCAAGTATTCATATATTTTATTAATTTCCTTCTGTGGGTTGTTTATAAAATCATCGTAATCTACAAAATGAAACAAGTGCCTATATTCTGGAATTAAAGCATGCTTCATAAACTTTAAACTTAGTGAAACATCTTTATCATGTCGCATTAAGAAATCTGCTCTTCTATCTGCTAATGGTTTATCTGGAAATGTTTCGTTTAATACTTGCTCATCCATTTGATTATCTTTAGAATCAGGGTGAGCATTAATGATTGTATCAAAAGAAGTTAAAACATCTAACACGTTTCTCACTGGACATATTATTTTAACATTCTTTGTAATATATCTAGCTATGACTTCTACACCTTGCGGGCTTGGCCAATTAAGATTCTTATCAATAATATATTTAGCTGACTTATCTTGATAGAACGCATGTGGAATTGTAGCAATAACATCATCTATTGCAGCACTTCTGCTGTAGTCAATGTTCTCTAATTCATTATGGCTTTGTGACTGCGTGACCATCATTCTAAATAATGGACTTGCCGGCGAAACCCATATGTCTGGATTTTGATTTAATATTTGACTAATGATAGTTGAGCCAGAGCGTTGCATTCCTGCTAAAAAAAAGAATTCCTTCATATTATTTCCTTCGTAATTTAATTATGCGTTTGTTGCCATTACATACCAGTTGGTACCATCATACACTATAGTACTGAATCTGCCATCGTTTCCAGAATTAATTAGTGTTCCCAATGTACCATCATTATGAGGATAAACATTTGACGCTGATGAATCAACTTTATTATTAGTCCAGTTAATGATTGTTACTTCGCGCCCTATATATGCAGAGCCAGATGGCAATGTTACAACTATATCAGAAGACGCGTTGTTAACAACCCAGTTTTCAGTATCAGCTAAAGTAAAGTTTGCTGTCTTTACTACTGGTGCAGTTGTTGCATTGTATTTAGAAACTTTAGAATAACCTGTTATTGATGCGCGACTTGTATCGATATCAAATCCAACACCAGGAACTCTAAAGTTTGTAACTGAAGCGTTACCTAATGTTATCTGATTATCTACAGTTGCAGATGATGCAGCTGCACTATAACCAATGACAGTATTATTAATACCTGTTGTTAATGCGCTACCAGCCCCATAACCAAGCGCTGTGTTATTTGCGCCAGTTATATTTGATTGTAATGCTCCTAAACCAATTGCAGTATTATAAGCACCAGTTGTAGTACTTTGACCTGCGGTATAGCCAAGCATTGTGTTACTGCTACCTGAAGTTAAACCAGCACCAGCACTATTTCCTATTGCAACGTTATTACTTGCTGTTGTAGAAGTTTGCATTGTTCCAACACCCATTGCAGTGTTGTTAGAACCTGTTGTATTGGCTTGCAAACAAGCTGGACCCACTGCAGTGTTGCCACCACCACCAATAGTGTAGCGCAAAGCGTTAACACCAATAGCGGTATTATAATTATCGGTTTGAGATGTTGCTAATGCGCTAGAACCTATTGCAGTATTTTCATGACCAGTAGTTAATGCATTACCTGCGCCGCCACCAATAGCAGTGTTTTGATAACCAGTTGTATTAGCTGCTAATGCTGCATAACCAATTCCAATATTTCCTTGACCTGTTGTATTTGTTTGTAAAGCACCACCACCAATACCAATGTTTTGTGTGCCAGTAGTGTTAGCGTTTAATGCACCAGAGCCCATGGCAATATTATTGTCACCAGTTGTGTTATATCGCAATGCTTGGTTGCCAATTGCAATATTACCATTTGCTGTAACAGCTGCATATAATGCTGCTTGACCTATAGCTATGTTATTAGCACCAGTGGTGTTAGATAATAATGCGCTGTCACCAATAGCTATGTTGTTTATACCAGTAGTATTAGAATTTAATGCACCAGCGCCGATAGCTATACTTGCATCAACTGTGTTAACTGCTAAAGCGCCACCACCAAGAGCAACGTTTTTAGAACCTGTTGTGTTAGCCGCTAAAGCACCAGTACCCACAGCAGTATTATTAATACCTGTTGTATTAGCCTTTAAAGCATTAAGACCAATGGCTAGGTTGCCAGTACCAATAGTGTTAGCTCTCAAAGCATCAAAACCAATTGCAACGTTTTGAGCACCAGTAGTGTTAGCTAATAATGCGTTGGCACCAATTGCAATAAGAGAAGTACCAGTAGTATTAGCTACTAATGCTTGGTTGCCAATTGCAATATTACTGCTAGCTGTGCTTACCTTTAAGGCATAAAAGCCTATAGCAATGTTACCGCTGTGGGTTGTTGCTGTGGCTAATGAGCCTGCACCAACAGCAATATTAAAATAACCAGTTGTTAAAGCGTTCATTGCGCCTTGACCAATAGCAACGTTTAAACCATATCCCGAAAATCCACCAGTGGTAGCAGCCTGCATAGCATTATTGCCAATGGCTATGTTAGAACTGTTTACTGTTGCTAATTTTAAAGCATTTTGTCCAATAGCAATGTTATTAATACCTGTTGTATTAGCATTTAAAGCAAAATCACCAATTGCAACAAGACCTGATGAAGTAGTAGTATTTTGTAAAGCTTGACGTCCAATTGCAACGTTATAGTTACCACTTGTTAATTTGTTCATTACACCATTGCCAATGGCAATGTTATGACTACCAGTGATACTTGATGTTCCAAGAAATCCACCAAACATTACTTGTTCGCCAATTGCAATATTATTATCACCATTATTGCTATAGCCGGCATAAGAACCAATGAAAGTATTTTTACCACCAGTTGTATTGTAGAATGCTGCGTTCTCACCAATTACAGTGTTCTTATCACCATTGTTTAAACCTAATGAGTAGTGACCAATGGCCATGTTGCGCGAACCAGTTGTTAAACCACCAGCATAGTAATCGCTACCACCAAGTGCACGGAAACCTAATGCTACGTTTCTTAAACCAGTTGTAAGTTTACTTAATGCTTGAGCACCTAATGCATAGTTGTAACCACCAGTTGTCAAAGCTTTCATTGACTCTGCGCCAATGGCAACGTTTAAACCAGCTGCAGCACCTGGAGCTGTTCCATTCATGGCCAAATAACCAGCTGCCATATTGAAGCCAGTTGCACCGGAATTAGCAAGGTTTCCAGTTGTTTGATAAACTATCCAACCAGCTCCTGTCGGGCCGGTGGCTCCTGCTGCTCCAGTCGGTCCCGTGGGTCCGGTCACGGTAGATGCTGCACCTGTAGCTCCGGTCGGTCCCGTAGGACCTTGTGCTCCTGTGGGGCCGGTTACGGTAGATGCAGCACCTGTAGCTCCCGTCGGGCCTGTGGGGCCTGCCACACCTGTAGCTCCCGTCGGGCCGGTGGCACCTGACGCACCCGTCGGGCCTGTGGGGCCGGTTACGGTGCTAGCAGCACCTGTGGCACCCGTGGGGCCCGTCGCGCCTGTGGGGCCCGTAATAGTAGAGGCAGCTCCTGTGGAACCCGTCGGTCCCGTGGGGCCCGTGGGGCCCGTGGCACCTGCTCCTCCTGTCGGGCCAGTCGGACCCGTTGATGTAGTTAAATAAGGAAGTCCATTCCAGTTGGTAGTACCATCGCCAATCTTAGCTTTGTTGGTATTATACTCATAACCAATTTCGCCGGCAAGCAAAATAGGATTGTTAGCAGTCCAGTTTGCAGCAGTGTCACGTCTTACTTGTACAACAACGGCCATTTAAAATCCCCTTGCA